ATGAGGAAGCGCTCGCCATCTTGCGACCGGCAAGCTTCTCGCCGCGATCACCGTGCTGAAAGCGCTCGAGCATGAAGTCGAGCTGCTCTTGCGTGGTCGACTCGCGGATGTCCTTCCCCGACCAGGCCTTGAAGGCCTTTTGCAGGGGGTGCTCCATCTGGAACAGCCCGTAGCCCGGGCCCCCGCCATGCTGGCGCTGATGCGGGTCGAAAGTCCCGCCGGTTTCCGCGTAGGCGTTGGCTGCGATGCCTACGGCTGCATATCGGTTCTGCCCCTTGGAGGTCAGGTAGTCGATGATGCCCTTGGCGCCCGCGAGGATCGCTTGGCCGCCACGCTCGACGGCCTTGGCGCCTGGCTCGAAATCCCGGGCTACAGAGGCGGTGAAGCGGTTGAAGCCCTGGACGACAGTTCCGCCGCCGCTGGTCACCCCATCGACCGCCGCCCGCGCCGTCGCCAGCGCCGCATTGTTCACGTTCGCGGTCTCACCTCGAGCGGTGGCCGCCTGCCCGGCCTGCATGACGCGCTCGCCGGCCTGCTTGGCCATGATCCCGGTCTTGGCGATGCCCGTGGCGTCGGTCACGTCCTGCTGGGACATGATGGCGCCGTAGCGGCCGCCGTCGTCCAATTCCTTCTGCACGCCGGCGCGCCCCTGGCGCAGAAGCGGCAGAGCGCCCGAGACGCCGAAAATGCCGGCGATGCGAGCTTGGGTGTAGGGGTCTTTCTGGCGGGCGATAGCCTCGGAGAGGTCCAGCATCATGGCGGAAGTGTCAGGCGCGCCGTCGGCGCCGCGCTTCACCTTGATGCCCAGCTGGTTCATGGCCGCGAGGGCGACGTTGTTCCGGCCGTATACGGCCTCGTGCAACGTGGAGCCGGCGCCACCCAAGGCGCCAGCCATCGAGTCCTTGTCGACGCCGAAGCGCTCACCGGCCGTTTGGAAGCGCTGGATTTCGTCCGTCGTCATGCCGAGCGTTTGCTTGAGGCGGCCAAGCGCTGCCCCGCCCTGGACCCACCCGGAGGCGAACTTGTAGCCGGCCAGGCCGGCCGCCAGGAGCACGCCGACAGTGCTGCCGGCGACGACCCCAAGCGAGCCCATGGCGCCGCTGAGAATGCCGCCCTCGGCCGACGCTGCGGCCAGGCCGGATCGAGCAGCTTGGCCAGCTTCCTTCAAGGCCCCCAGGCGTTCCGTCACCGCGCTGATAGGGGAGGATGAGCCGCCAAGCGCCTTGAAGGTCGCCGAGTGGACGCCGGCGAAGGACTTGGACGCGTGGCCGAGCGCAGACCGCTTGGTGGCCTTGTCCATGGCTGCGCCGTAGCGCTTGGCATCCTTGGTCAGGCCGCCGATGCGCTTTTGAGCGCTGCCGACGCCCTTCCCCGACTTGTCGTCGGCGGTGATCTCATACTTGAAGCGGTTGACCATCAGCCCGCGCCCTCATCCAGGGCGGCCCAGGCCCACCACTCGTTCAGCTCCGACCAGGCGTGATCCAGGATCTCCGCCGGGGTACGCCCATAGCGCTGCCCTAGGGCGTCTACTCTTCGGCGCCAGTCTTGGGGGCGGGCGGAATAAAACCCGCCAGGTAACGGCCGCCCTCGACGATCTGCGAAATCACCATCTGCTCGATCACGGACTCGGGCTGGCCGCAGACCTTGGCGATGAGCTTGATATCGGCGTCCGTGCCGGAAAGGTTGTCGATCAGGCGCCACTCCTTGCCAGTGGGCTCGCGCAGCGTGATCGCGGTGATTTCGTCACCCGCCTTGTTCTTGATCGGCGACTTGAATTCGATGATGAGCTCGTCGGGCTGGTCGGGCATGGGGATCTCCGAGGGGTGCGCTAGCGGTGCTCGCGCTGATAAACGAAGTCGCGGCGCAACTGCTCTCTGAGCGCACGATCGAGCGCCGAGGCGCCGTGTTTGATGAGGCCGTCTTGGACGATGCGGTCCGGGTCAAACCGCTTCTGGTAAGTTGGCGCCTTGGGCAGGAAAATGAGAACCGGCAGCACCTTGCCCGGCCCAACCAGTTGGTAGACGCCGAGGGGGCGTCGGTTACCGGTCTTGGACCGAACTACGAAGTATTCTGATTTCGCACCACTTGCGATCAGCCCTTTCTTGCGAAGACGCTCCGTCGTTTTATCGCTCATGTTTTGGGTTGGATCGCGCATTTGGCCTAGGCGGCTGAGAATTTGCGTGATCTGCCCGCGCGAGATGTTGCCGTACTGGTCAAGTCGGGCCCCGGGGCCGGGAACAATGAACTGACCGCCCGACAAGGCTGAGAGCCGAAGCTCGAAACCCTTCATCCGGCGGGGACCGCCATCCATCTGCGGCTGCAGATATTTCCAGGCCGCCCGCCCCTTGGGCGCATACTCTTTAATCTCCACGCGAGCCGTGAGGGAACGCGGCGAGGCTTTCCTTATCCAGAATGCGCCAAGTGTGAAGGGCGTCGGGTTTTCGAACACCTTCTTCATGTCCGTCACCAAGTCGGCACGAACATCGGTGGCAAGAAGGTTCAAAGCGGTCGACGTCGCGAAGGGAATCGACCGTTCCGTCAGCTTACGAAAGGCCTTCTTCATCTCCCGGTCATCGACCTTGATGTTGAACACGTCAGTTTTCAGTGACGCTGGCTCCGGTGAATTCCAGGTCGAATTCGCCCTCTTCGGTATCGACGGTGATCGGCTCACCATTGCGGAACATGTTGCGGCCGATGACCGTCTTGCCGTTGATCAGCTCGAACACGACGGACGAATTGACCGACTTGTTCAAGGCGTCGATCGAGACGGAGGAGCTGTTGCGGCCCTTCCACTTCATGTTGCCGGGCATCGGCTTTTCTTTGTAGCCGTGAAAGCCGTTCTGGCCGTTCAGCGCCTCGCGGCTGCCCCCAGAGCACTGATAAGAGCCCTCGCCAACGATGTCATAGCTGACGCCGTCGATGGTCACATAGCAGGTGCCGGCGAGCGCGTTGGGGGCTGTCGAGTTGTCGGTCGCCATGGATCAGCGCTCCTTAGGTGAGGCGAAATTGGGCCAGCACGGCGAAGATGCGCAGCTGGTTGATGAGGGACGGCGGGAAGAGGACATCGACCCGGTTCGGGTTCTGGCTGTTTTGCTGGACGACCAGGGCTGCTGCGAAGGCGGTTGCGTTCTGAACGTAGCCGCCGGCCTCGAGCTCACCGTACTGGGCGATGATCTCGGCGCGAATGGTCGATGGGGTGACCACATTGGCGCCCACGCCGAAGCTCGATCCATCCGCCGCCAGCTTCACCCGCGCGAACTTGGTGGTGACGACGCCGGCCAAGGCCCGCAGGACGTACATCAGCAGGAACATGGTCTCGATCTCCAGATAGGAGTCGTCGGCCGCGCCCGCGGTGTTGACGCGGTAGGTCGTGATCATGTTCTCGATCGCGACGCCCCCGGCGGCATTGACCGTGAAGGTCGACATGCCGTCGTAGAGGAGCGTGTTGCGAATCGTCAGCGGGAAGCGGGACTGGATCGGCGGGGCGAGGATCCCGAGCAGCGGCAGCGTCTGGACTGGGACGCCGGGATCCGCACGGACGCTGACGGCCACCTGGGCCGCCATGGCCGCCGCCCAGTTCCAGACCGGCGAAGGGCTGTCGTAGAACGGCATGCAGGTTGCGTGCTGGTCGTTGACCGTGGCGCCCAGCGTCGTGGCCGCGCCGACGGTGCCCCGGAAGGCGTAGAAATAGTGGCCATAGATCTGGACGCTCCAGGACCATCGGCCGGCCTGGTCATTCAGAAACGCCGTCAGCGCAGCGACCGACGTCGCGTCGTTGTAGGCGCACGCGATGAAGTCGAAGGGCTCGGTGTTGAGATTCGCCAGGCCCAGCGTCAGCGACGGGGTTGTCGTGCCGCCGGTCATCGCCACGATCGCAACCGTCAGGCCGGCCGGTGTGACCTGGCCGCCGGCGGTCCCCAGATAGTTGACCCGCAGATCGATATCATTGGCCGCCAGGCAGAGGTTCTTCGACGTCAGGGTGAGAACCGCGCCGACGACGGCCGCGGTGACGGGCAGGTCCGGCATGCCAGTGATCGTGGCGAGCATGGCCGCGGTGCACTGGGCGGCCGTCATGCCGACGGTCACAGGCGTGCTGACAAGCTGGCCGGCGATATAGGCGCTGATCGCGCCGGCGTTGGTCGCCGTGCCCGCGAAGGTGAAGGTGCCGGTGGCGGCGGTGGCGCCGCCGGCGTCGGAGAGACCGAGCAGCCAAACTTCACCGAAGGTGTCGTTCTGGCGATACGCCCAGTTCATGGCGGCCAGGATCGAGCCGGCGCCGGCCTTGACCTTGCCGTCGGCGACGCCGCTGCAGATCTGGGCGACGTTGGGCACGAGGTTGCCGGCGGCGATCATGCTGCCGATCAGCAGGGCGCGCTGGGTCTGCTGGCCGGTGTTGGCCTGGCTGTTGTTCACCTCGGCGGAGAACAGCGGCACCCGCAGATTTTGCGGGATGTACTGGAAGGGAACGTCGGCCATTAGGCGGGGGCCTTTTCGTCAGCGGCGAGGGTGTTGGTGAGGGCGATGTCCGCCGCCGGCTCGAGGGCCGGATCCGTCTCGATGACCGGCTCGGGTTCGGGCTCAGGCTCAGGCTCAGGCTCGGGCTCGGGCGGGTCACACTCGACCAGGTCGCCGTCCTGGACCAGGCGCACGAAGGCGAGATCATGCTCGGGGAGCTCGAGGCCGGTTTCAGGCACGAGTCTCTTCGTCCGGTGATCGCGCACGATCATGCCGGCGGCGGGCTTCACCCACATGGCGGATTTCCTCAGGATTGGGGGAGCGGGATCGTCGCGCCGGTGGGCGGGAAGTCCGTGAAGGTGACACCGACGAGCTCCAGCGGAGCGCTCGGGATCGGGGCGAAGTCGTTGGTGCCCTGGTAGAATTCCAGGTCGAGGTCGATCAGCAGCTCGCCCAGGTGCTTCTCGCCCGAGCTGTCGAAGGTCAGCTGGGACTCGACGCTGAGGATCTGCTGAATCGGCAGCTGCACCGTGTAGGCGTTGATGATCGCGACCTCGATCTGCCGCTGCATGGCCCAGAGCGTGGCCTGCACGACGCCGGCGTTGCCGTCGTCGGCCGACGCGGCCGAGCTGGCTCGGGCCGACACGCGCACCGTGGTGACGACGGTGAACTTCGGCGCATTCCGACCAAGCGACTCCTTGCGCTCACGCGGCGCCGAGATCAGCAGCACCGGGTACTGGTTGTCCCAGGTCGGCCAGTCGCGGGGCTCGTAGACCCGGGCGCCGGCTTGAGTCGGGTAGGCGCCGTTCGTCTTGGTGGTGAGCACGCCGACGACGGCGGCGACCAGGGTTTCGGTCGTCGTCGTCATGCGGTCACGTTCAGCTCGAGCTTGAACCCACCGTGGCTATCCGGGTGGACGGTGTTCACGATGTAGGTCTTGGAGACCGAGGCGATGAACACCTTGTCGCCGGAGATCGGAACGAGGGGCTGGCCGGTCGATGGATCGATCGGGAACTGCGCCTGGCGCACGCCCAGGACGGGCTTGGTGGTTTGCGAGTCGCCAAACCCGTCGCCGAGCTCCGCCACGCTATGATAGGCGTCGTCGAAGATGCCATCGAGGGGGAACGCGCCGCCGGCCGCCGGCATGTAGGTTGGCTGCACGTCCTCGCCGAAGACCCCCGCGTCCATCATGGGCGCGAGGACCAGGCCGTCCCAATCAATGGCCACCGACTAGGCTCAGGCCGTCTCGACGGGGATGTCGAGGCCACCTTGGACCATGCCGCCCGGCAGGGCTTCCATCATGCCAGCGCGCAGCACGTCCGGGCGCTTACAGATGAACAGCGGGTAGCTGTAGACCTCGTTGCGCCAGAACATGTTGCGGTCACGATCGAAGATTGGGATCGTGTAGAACTCCTTGCCGGGAGTATTCACGAACTCGAAGGTCTCGGCCGGGGATAACGCGCGCTCGAAGACGCCGGGCGCGATGGGGAAGAACTTCACCTGGTCGTCGGGGATCTTGATCGTCGTGTTGTCGTCGGACCCGCGATAGTTGACCCATTCGATGCCGGAGAAGCTGAACGTCGAGAACGCACGGCCTTGCGAGCCATCGCGGATGTCTCGGGCATCGCCCCAGTTCACGAAGGTCCTGATCACATCAGGATGGTTGGTGAACTGGTCGTAGAAGGCGTCACCGCAGAGGCCGACGACACGCGTCTGCGGTGTGAACAGCCCCTTGGACGAGCGTGCCATCGAGCGAACGAGCTCGTTGCACAGCGGCCGTATCGAGTTGGGAACGGCGGCCGCCAGGTTCCAGTAGATCGGCAGGGCCGGCTGGAAGCCGAACTCGTCGAACCAGTTGAAGATCACGCTGCCATCGGAGTCGATCAGCTGACCCTGAACGGCGGCCAGGCGCATGTTCTCATGCGTGTAGCGGACGTTCTGGAGCAGGCCGGTCGGGCCCGACAGCCGGCGCGCGGCTTCAGCCATGACTTGCATGAGCTCGGTCTCCTGACCGAACGCGCGGATGTTCTGGATCTCGCTGGCCCAGATCGTATCGCCTTGCGTGATCCGGGGCGTCTCGAAGTAGCGCATCTTGCGCCGCTCGGTCGTGCGCTCGGTCGATACGGGGGTGCCGCGCTGGGAGGTCGGCAGGATCGTCAGCACCCCGTTCCGCTCCTCGACGGCCAGCGCCGTGGTGCGGATCGGGGTGTCGGTGAACACGCCCAGCGCATCCAAGCCGTCAGGCTCGTAGGGGATGCGCTCGATGCTCGAGGTCATCTGCAGGGTGGAGAACGGGTCGGCGCGGAAGATGTCGAGAGACACCATGGTAGGGGGCTCCTTGTGGGGAAAGCGGCGTCTCGCGACGCGGCGGTGCGGCGTCTCCCGACGCGGCGAACAGCGACTTGCCCAAGGCCGCGGAAGGGGCGAGCCGCCGAAGCGGCAGGGGGTCAGACGCTGAGGATACCGAGCAGCTGGAGCTGCGCGAGCGCCGCGGCCTGTTGGGGGATGGTGGTGACGTTGGGACCCCAGATCAGCTCGGCCGCCTGGACCTTGGACGGGCCGCGAAGCAGCGCGCCGGCCTTCTGCGTGAGCAGGGTCGTGTCCCTGTAGGAACTGCCCAGGATCGCGCAGGCTACCTCGGTGCCGTCCGACTTGGTCGGGTCATAGGGGGCGTACTGGCCACTGCCGGCCGCCGGGGTGATGGTGAAGCTGTCGCCAGCGACGGCGGGAGTGGCGCCGGCCGTGAGGGTGAAGCCGAGGCCGCCAGCGGCGAAAGCCGCACCGGCGACGCCGTGGCCGATCTCGACGCCAGTGGGGGTTTCCACCACGTAGTGGGTGGCGTCCTGCATCCGCAGCACGTAGGCGCCGGCGACGGCCGGGGCGCTGACGGTGATGGCGGAGAAGGTGGGGTTGCCGGTATTGGCGCCCAGGGCGGCGGCGACGGCTGTGGCGCCCACCAGCTGCAGGCCGAGCACCATGCCCGCCGTCAGCACCCCGGAGCCAGCCGCTAGGACGATCTGGCCGCGGCTGAATTGGCCGTCGTTGATGTCGCCGACCATGAAGCCCCACGCGTGGCGGGCTTCGGTGATCGGCGTAGTCTTGGGGAGACCCATGAGGGTGTTTCCTTGTCAGGGCTGAGGGGGCCGGCTGGACCGGCGGGTTCTGAAGAGATGCCGGGCCGGTCAGCCCGGCCGGCTACTTGCCCTTGGAGGCAGCCGCGTGGGCCGCGCCCCAGCCACCGCCAGCGCCGCCGCGCGGGGCGACAGCTTTGGCATGCGCGGAGTCCCAGAGGCTCGCCGTGGCGGCCGTAGAGGTGGTGGAAGCCTCGCTGCCGCCGCCGGCCAGGTCGGGATTACGGCTCTGGCGCCTGCGGCTGTAGCTCTCGGGCTCGTCCTCGCGCTCCTGGGCGCGGGAGCCGCTGACGGCGCCACCTGCCTTTAGAGCGGCGATGGCTTCGCGCCTGGTCTGCGTGGTCTCGAAAGCCAAGTGGGCGGCGAGGACTGGATTGGCCGCAGCGGAGGGGCAGGCGAAGATCGCCGCGCAGCGGGCGCGCTCGCGCCGGCGGGCGTTGGCGTTCGCTCCCTTGCCGTTCATCTCATTCTTGTCGTCGTCATCCTCGTCGTCTTCAGCGCGAGCACGAGAGCCGCGGCGGGAGCTGCGGCGGGCGTCCTCGCCGTCTTCGTCATCATCGCCATCGTCGGCGCTGCGGCTGCTGCGCCGACCTTGCTTGCCGTCATCTTCATCGTCGTCTTCCGCCTTAGCCCTGGACCCACGACGGCCCTTGGGCTTGTCGTCTTCGTCCTCGTCTTCCGCAGCCCGGGCGCCACGGCCCTTGGGCTTGTCGTCCTCGTCGTCCTCGGCGGCGCGCGAGGAGCGGCGGCTCTTGGGCTCATCCTCCTTGTCGCCGTCATCGTCCTCGGCGCGGGCGCCGCGGCCCTTAGGCTTATCGTCCTCGTCGTCCTGCCGATCGTCGGCGGCGGCGCGGCCGCGCGTGGCGGAGGAGCGGGTGATGCCGGCGAAATGCGCGAATCGGCTCGCGCCCGCCATTAAGCGGTTCGACATGGGAGACCTCGTCTTCTGTGGTTGGGGGTGGGCGCAGGGCCCGGGGATCAGCCGAGTTGCTTGAGCAGCGCCCGGAAAGCTTGGTCGGGAGACATCACGGCGTCAGCGAAGCCGACGTCGACGCCGGCGGCGCCCAGGAATGTGCCGGCCTGCGTGTCGAACACCTGGGAGACCTTCATTTTGCGGTTCCGGGCGACGGTTGCGTCGAACATGTCGCCGACGGCGAGGATGTCGGACTTCATCCGCTTGAAGGCGCCCGCGGA